TCAACTTCAGTCTTTTCCATAGTAAAAAATTCCAACGGAACAACATTGTATCTCTCCAGTATAACTGAAGAAATCCTAAAACTCATCCAAAACTTAGAGTCTTGGGAATTCCAGTGTCTCATTTGGTAATCTGTTACCTTGAACTTATCATGAAATTGAATCGGTCCTCTTTCTGCAGGTGCATTATACTTAAGATATTCCTGATAGTCAGTTAGTATTCTATTAACTGCTTTGAATCTTGTATCATAGTTAAATAAACATTTGACAAGTTCAATTTGATCACCTTGAAAGCCAGAAGAGAAATCTTTAAACTTATAATAACCCCCATTATAATAGATAAACATGCTAGGAACTTTGTCCTTTACATTAAATGCTGATAGCATCTTTATATCCTGACCAATAAGTTTTTCTTTTAAGTTTAAATAGTATTCAAATACCCATTCTCTAGGTACGTCCTGTAAATCAGATACTAAGTTCTTAGTTAAAATCATAGCCAATAAAATAAAAAGGGAGCCCAAGACTGAACTCCCTCATTATAAGAGTAGTTATTAGTCTAAGCTAAAATCAGAAGATGTCTTTGGTTTTTCAAATACATCCTCATCATCCCCAAAGGATTTAACTTCTTTAACTTCTAATTTTTTAAGATGTTTAGCTTCATTGTATGCAATGACTGTATCATCTTTTTCAGCGCCAAATGCATATTTCTTACCTTCTGCTTTTGGCAACCACATGTCATAGTTAGTATATCCTGTTTTACCTTCATATTCCTTACCGGCAATACAAAATTCAAGATACTTCTCTCTAAAATCTGCAGTTTTATTAAATTCTTTAACAAAGTCTTCAATAGTCTCATGTTTACCATCTTGTTCAACAAACCAAGAATCAATTTGTAATGTGTGAGCAAGAGTTCTTAAGAAAATTAAGATAGATCTATCTCTTTGAATTTTAATCCCAGTTTTAGTTTCACCATCTGCAAATGCATATTGACTTGCTTTAACTCTACCAATCTGACCCTGGTATCTTCCTTTGCTTTCATCATCTTTGTCAATCATAAAACCTTCAAAACCTTCAATAGGTGCTGTTTCAACATGCATCATAAGATGGAATGCTCCTGGAATAAACTTGAAGTCTTCAAGTTCAATACTGTTAATTTTCAATACATGATTACCTGGAGTAATTGTCTTTGGTAGTCCTGAGCCTGCTGAGCCCAAATCAGTTGTGCTTAATGCCATTTTTTTTGTTTTTAATAATTAAATAAATACTTTGTCCCAGTGGAACTCAAGTTCTCCTTTTTCGTTTGCTTCTGTAATTACAATCTCTTCATTTCTTAGATGTTCTGGTCTTGCACCACAAGTAACCTCTTCATTTGTCTTGAATGACAAAATAGTTTTGTTACCCTTTCTGTACATGTAACCAATTGCGTCTGCATTAGCACAGATTAGAGACTTAATCTTACCAGTCAAATCAATATTTGCAGCAAGAACCATCTCTCCCTTATCATCAACTTGCTTGTCTTTAATGTGACCAGACAAAATAATGTGGGGAGCTAATGTATCAATAAAATCTAAAACTTGAAAGAAAGCTTGTCTTAAATATAAATATCCTGCACCATTAGGTAAGGACAATACATTATCACCATCATAGTTTTTACCCATGCTCGTGTTCTTGTAAAGCTTAATAGCTAAAGGCATTACCATATCTTCTAATGCAGTTACAGTATCTATTGTAACATACTTGTATGGGTTACCTGCAGCTTTAATAGCTTTACCAGCATCAAGTAGCTCTTGCAAGCTCCCTATTTTAACCTTAAGAGCTTCTACATAATCAGCACCATTTTCTAAATCCATGATTAGATTCTCGTCAAGACCCGCAAAGGCACTTGTTTTACCTGTCTTTGGCTTTGAATAGATTACTAATCTCTTTGGATTAACTCTCTCAGCCTTGACCTTTTTAGTTGGAAGTACTATACTCATTTTATTTTAGTTGCTAGTTTTTGAAATTCTGTTGCAATTCTTAAAAGAATATCAGAAGCTGATTCTTCTTCATCTAAACTTACTTCCTTTAACTTTGGAATAAATTCATCCTCAAAATCTGGAAATACAGATAAAGTTACTTGCTCCTTAGGAGCTTCAGCTTTTCTTTTTTCATAAAGATTTTGAGTAATCTCAGAACCGTCCGGCATAATAACCATTAACTCAGACAATGGAATTGTATAAGCAAAATAGTTTTCTCCCATAGAGTTTGTTCCTTCTTTTACATCATATTCTTCTGCAAAATAAGGATTGTGTTTGTACTTAAAGAGTGGTCTATCTTCAAAGGCATGTTCAATGCCTGTTTCTTTACCAAGTGCATCTCTCATAATGTCAATAAACTCAATATAGATGTCTTCTCCTCTCTTTAATTCACCTTCAAATAACTGAACCTGTCTACCATACTTACCTTTCTGAAAGAAAGCAGTTTTGATAGCAAAGAAAGGATCAGCTACTTGAGCTTTACGGAACTTGTCCATGTGATGGGCAAAGAATTCCTTTTCTTTTTCTTTTCTACTCATAATTAAATTTTAATTGTTTTACCTGCCATTGCTGGGGTTTCTATTTCAATAATCCTCATTGTAGTTCTATCTAACTTGAAAAAACTCAATCTTGTAGTACCATTTCTAGATTTTAGAAAGTGAAAAGCCAAAGTGTCTTCATCACTAATAATAAATTTCTCTGGACCATAAAATCTAATTTTCCTGATAGAAGGTTTATTAATACCAAGAACTACATCAGCATGTTGCAATAGAGCATCGGCCCCAAATAAATCAGAATCTAATACATAATTTCCATAGTCACCATCTTTAGATCTCTCTGGATTATCTATGTTCCTATTCAACTGACTTAAAATAAGAAATGCTACAGGATAATGTTTCTTCATATATGTCATAGCTTCACCAAGAGCATATAATGTTTGAAACTTATCCTTTTCACCTTTTCCTACTCTAAATAGAGCTGAGTGATCAATAGTAACCAGAGCATTTGTGTAGTTACCTGCTTCATCTTTGTGAGCTTCCATATAATAATGTATAGTTGCACACATCTCATCTACAGTACACGGATCATATACTACGTCTATGACATCATTTCTAGAACTATCATCATAGTACTGGACACATCTTAGATATAGATCCTTATCTACTGGTTCACCTTTGGACATTAATGTATTGTAATCAGCACCTGTATTCAGACTCAGCTTTCTGATACCATTGGTCTCATCAAGCATTTCAAACTGGAACTTAAGTACTCTAAACTTATGGTCTTGATTCTCTGAAATAATATCAGAAATCAATTGCTCCATAAATAAAGTTTTACCTGTTCCAGGCCTAGCACCTACTACGGTGATAGTTCTCCATTCCAATCCATCACAGAAGGCATCATTAAATTTAGGCCATGAACTTTTAAGTGACTTCAGCTCACCAGATCTTCTAGCCTTCATCTTAAGAAGGGCTTTTCTAAGAGCGTCTCTTTCACTCACAGGCTTCAAAGCCCGGGCACCGTTAAATAATTCTGCCATACATTTGGATTAAGTTAGTAATCTACTTTTTACATCATTATAGATGTAGTGAGATAAACCCACTATAAATTCAATTGCTAAAAATTGTACAAAGTTTATCTCTATAAGAAGAGTGTAAACTAACAACCAGGAAACAAGACTTCCTGTTAAAGCAACTAAAAATAATTTAGTTTTAATCATACAACATTTTCTTTATAATAATTTGGCTCTTCATAATCATCTGCATCAATCATGTCACAATAAGTTGCTAGTGTAGAATCCCAGGTTTTATCTGTATTCTGTTTTCTAACAAAGTATTGTGAGTTACGCATGTAGTTGTATCTATTTAAAGAATACTCTTCTACATATCTTTCGGTAGCTTTTATCACAGTTTCCCATGAATAGCTAAAGTTCTCAAAGAACCATCTAAAAGAATTTTCAAGACTTTTAATATTTACCCTTGCATAAACACCACTTGGTAACTTTTTAGCAGGAAATATTTCATTATACTCTTGAAGTCTTTCTGCAAAATCATCACCTAATAAATTCTGTGATGTTTTCTTCTTAGATTTCTTAAAGAACCCATCAATTTCTTGTATAAATATAAGACTTTTACCTGATAACTGCAAGTCTTCTTTTAGATAATTATCAGCTTTTAACTTTGCAACTTCTAAAGATGCATTAACAAGTTTGTTTGGTACAATATTGTTATGTATACAATGCAAAACATAGAAAGAATTTGGAGTTAAACCCGCTTTTATTAGTTTGTTAAATACTTCTTGCATTACCAGTGAATTGTGTAGTTATATAAATGTTTAACAGTGGTCTGTACTTCTTGAAAGACACCTTTAGAATCCCACTTGCTACCATTATAAGCAGCACTTGCAGGATGTGAAACCATAAATTTAGTACAATTTTCTCCACACATGTCTGCCCACTCTTGAGATTTTTTACCCATGTACACATATACAAGTCCTGGATGAAAATTCTTAAGGTAATCAAACACATAAGCTACAAATGGAGCCCAGATTTCATAATGCTTACCAATCTTACCAACTTCAGTTGTAAGAGCTGTATTTAACATAAGTATACCCTGATTAGACCATCTTTTTAAATCTAATGGTCTATCATAGAAAGGATATATTCTTTGTACTTCATCAAGAATAAACCTCAAAGAGGGTTGTTCTTTCTCAGATTTACTGCAACTAAAGGCAATACCATCTGCTACACCTAATGTAGGATAAGGGTCTTGACCTACTATGACTACTTTAAGTTCATCATAAGGACATTCCTCAAATGCTCTAAACACATCTTTCAACACTGGAGTAAATCTTTTACCCCCACTTGAAAGTTTATATAAATCATCTAGAATCTTTTCAAATTCTAAACTAAATATAAAAGGTTTAAGAACTCTACCCCAGCCACTAGGCTCAAGTTTATTAAATATTTTTTGTTTATAATCATCAATGTCAATTACATTACTCATAATCATGTATATTTGTTAAAAAAGTATAATATAATGGCCAAAATAAAAGAAATAAAAGACGATGCTTTAATTAACATCCAAGTCAATAAATCTTATTACTTAATGGTAAAAGGATTGTCTTTACAATTATTTGCCAATGTTACTGTAGAAGATAAAGATGCTTATCTAAAAGATCTTTTAACTAAAGAGTACAAAGATTTAGATGAACACCAAAGATCTCTTTTCACTATAATTTTGCTTTTAGCTGAAATTGAAACTCAGGCTACTAAACAAGATTTATATGAAGAAAAAGAAGTCAATGATCCTTCTGAAAATCCTATTAAGCTAAATTAAGATTCCAATTATCTCTGCCTAATTGAATACAAGCTTCAATAGCCAAAGCTAATTCATCTTTGCTACAGTCAGCAAATGACTTGCAGTATTCAGCATCTCCACCATCATAACATAAACCAGACTGTCTTTTGATAATCATTTTCATTTCATCAAAAGTATAGCCGGATTCTTTGGCTAATTCTCTAATACATGCATGCACTTTAGCCAATTGTGCAACACTGTGGTCTGTATCTGCTAGACCAATATACATTTCAACTTTCTGTCCTTCAGGAAGTTTATCAAGAAATATCTGATAATTTAGTTTTGACTTTTCATCAGGGTAAATTAATTTACCACCTTCTTTAACTAGTTTTACTGTAAACATCTGTTAATTTTTTAGCAATTTGTTTAGCTAAATAAGGACTGCATTTGTATTTATACATCACATACCCAGCTATAATTTTTGGACTCATTATCTCTATGTCCTTATTATCTATCCTTATTTCCTTTACTATGTGTTCTACTATTGCATTTGCCATTACTTAGCTGCCATTGTTTGCATAAATACTTCATGGTTAAGTATCTCATGTGGATAATCCTTGGCAATCTTTGTATATGCCTTATTCACTTTACTATACTCACCATGCTCTTGAATTCTTAGATCTCTAAAGCTTTTAATTGATAAAGTAACCATATGCAGGTTCTCTTCATCTGAAGATTCTAACATTGCAATCATGTTCTTTATCTCAGTATCATTAATGTAGCCCATTCTCTTCAGCAGTTGTAACTCTGCCATATATACAAAAGGACGGAATGTTCCAACTTTACTACCCTTATGGTACATATACCACAGATAGTTTAAGTTTCTATCTACATTATCTGTTAATTCATAATGCTCTTTTGCAATCTTTGCTGATAATTCCAGCATTTCATGTGTTATTTTCTTTTCCATTTCTCTATCAAAATATATAACGAATTGTGTTCCAAGGAAGGAATCTGTCATGAAGTTCTGTAAACTGTCTAATATAGTCTTGCTTTCTTCTGTGTTCATACCT